CGCCGACAGGATCGGGAACCGCACCTGGTTCTTGGACACCGGGATACGGCGGAACAGCGTCAGCGCCGCCGAGTCCTGGGTGTCCTTGCCCAGCAGGTCCCGCGACACTTCCTCGGGGATGGTGGCCTCGACGTCACCACGGGTGGTGAGGTTGTTGAACGGCACGGTCTACCTCCATGTTCTGTGCGCAGCGGACTGGTCCGTGCCGCTGGCCGCGGTTACTTGACTCCGGCGCGCTGCCGGATCCAAGAGTTCATGTCTGCGGGCGCGGATGCGCCCTTCTTTCCCTGATCGGGGTCAGGTACCGGACGGCCTGCGTGCCTGGTGAGCGCTGCCGCGTACCTCGCGATCGCGTCGTCGTCCGGTTCACCGTTCTTCAGCAGCCGTGACGCGTCGGGCCGTAGCGGCTCGTCGACGTCGTCCCACTTGACACCCGCCTGCCCCAGCTCAGCCTTGAGCTGGGCGATCGCGGTCTTCCCGGACCGTTCCAGGTCCCGCTTGTCGCGGTCGGACATCTGCTGCTGCATCTCGGTGAGCTGCTGTTCCAGCGTCTTCGCCTGCTGGGCCCCGGCCCGGTTCTCCTTGGCGCGCTGCTCCCACGTGCGAGCGTGTTCGAGCGCCTTGCGGACCTTCTCGGGGTCACCGAACTCGCTGGCGATCGCGTCCCACTCGACCCCACCGTTCGCGGTGGTGCCCGTTCCGGGCGTGCCGCCGCTGTTCTGGGTGCCGGCTGGTGCGCCGCCCTGTGTGTCGGTGCCGTTGCTGCCGCCGGTGTCGCCCGCTGCGGGCGTGCCGCCGTCTTCACTCATGATGTGACTCCCGTTTCGGGATTGGCCGCACCCGTTCCGGATGCGGTGGCTTTAAGGGGTCCCCCGGTGCTAGTTGGGGAGGTCCGCGGCGGAGGTGAACGTGTCGCGCGGACGGACCAGCAGGGTGCCGAGTTCGCCGTGTTCTGCGGTCGCGGACACCATCAGCTGCCGGTAGTCGGGGGTGCGTGCGCCCGCGTCGGAGACTCCGAGCAGGTTCCGGACCGCGTCGTGTAGGTCGGTGGCGAGGTTCGGGTCGATCACCTGCCGGCTCTGGTCACCGTACAGCGGCGCTATAGCACAATCACACCCTGGATGGATAGGGTTCAGGGTCTCTATCCGGTATCGCTGTGTGGATGCTAGGACGCAGAGAGCGCAGTTCTCCTCGCCCTGCAGCACCCGCCGCCACGCCGACGGACGCCCTGCAGCGGGCATCTGCTGCATAGCGGCCCGGGACGAGTGCGCGTAGGTGGATTGCAGGTCCATCTCCGCTATCTGCGTCGCCCGGGACGCACCGAGCTCCACCGCCCGCGGCAGCGTCTCCCCACGCGCGAGCCCGTTATAGACGGTGACGAACGGCCGGTGATACACGTCGCGGACATCCACCCCGGACCGCAGGTTGATCGCGGCCGTGTCCGGTATCCCCGGCGGCCCGACCGGGCGTCCCAGCGCAGCGGAGGTCCGGTCCGCGATGTACACGGCGGTGAGCGCCGCCAGCTGGCGCTGCGCGCCCTGCACCATGGGCACCGCTTGTGTCACCCACGCTGCGGAGGACCGCCACGACGACAGCCGGGAGAAGCTGCGTATCAACGCGGCCAGCAACCGGTCTGACAGTGCACGGCGCCGGAGGGTGAACTGTTCCGGGGTCACGACTATCCGAGGTCGAACGAACCGGCCGGTTCACGCGCCGGCTCGGGCTGGTCGGTCAGTGTCGGAGCGGCGGCGGGGCTCGGGGCCAGCGCGGCGGGGCTCGTCGCAGGGACGGGTGCCGCCATCTCCTGCCGCAGCACTTCCGCGGCGAGTTCGGCACGCAGCTGGTTGACCTTCTGCGGGGACCAGCCCACCTCTTCCGCCGCCATCGGCGCCGGCACCCCGGCGCTCACGTACTTGGCGAACATGTCGCCGACCTGCGCGGGGTTGAAGTTCTCCGGGCGGGCGAACGCCACCTCCGACTGCGACAGGTCCCGGTCCAGCTCGGCGATGTCCGCCATCAGCTGCAGCACCGTTTCCAAGCCTTCAGCGCGGGCCGCGTTCCCCTGCGTGATCTCCGCGTTGTGGCCGGCGTCCAGGGCTGCGACCGCCTCCGCGCCGAGGTTGTTCATGTCACCCGGCAGGTAGTAGACGGGGGTCAACGTGATCGCCGCGAACGCCCGCATATCCGACTCGACCGCACGCAGCATCTGACTGGTGTCGGTCTGCTGCAGCTGGATCAACTGCACCGCTGGGTCGCCCGGGTCCTCCGGGGGACCGACCATGCCGATCTGGGTGACGCCGGGTTTCCACGGCGCGACCGGCTCACCGGTGACCGGGTCCTCATCGATCTGGTAGTTCAGCAGCACCGTCTGCCGGAACGCGGCATACCGCTCAGAGGTGAGCCGGTTCAGCAGGGTCAGGTTCAGCCGGTTCTGCGCGTCGATGCCGGGCGCGAACGCCGCGAACGGCTCACCCTCGTCGTCGCCGTTGTAGAACGGCACCACCGGCACCAAGGAGGTCGACACGGCGGGGTCGTCACGCTGCTGCCACGCCGCCGGCTTCCACGAAATCCCACCCGTCTTCGACCCCGGCCGCACCGTCTGCCACGCATACCGCTTCCCCGGTGCACCGTCGGTCTCACCGGGCAGGTAGAGGGTCGCCATCCACCGCTTCAGGATGTCGTCGAACCACAGCCGGAGTGCCGCCAAGATCCGGGACGAGTCCGCCGGGTCATGCTCGACGATCACATTCTCCGGGCCTTCGATCGTCACCCGAGGCGACTGCCGCTTCCGTGGATCCACACCCACGGTCACATAGGCCGCGCCCTTCGAATAGGACTTGCGCCACACCGCGGCCTGGCGGGCATCGAGCTTCGCCGCCTGCCACAACCGCCACACCGGGTCGATCTCCGACAGGGACGTGAACCCCGGGTCACGGAACCCGATCGCCCGCGTCCGATGCACCCGAGACTCCGCGCACAACAGACACAGGTTCGTCCGCGCCAGCTTCTGGAACCGGCGGAACACCTCCTTGTGCTGGTTCGGGCCAGCGGGCAGGTCAGCGTCACCCTCGTAGTAGCGGGACCAGTACGACACCAACGGCTGCCGGTCGATCAGCTTCTTCCCCAGCCGGCCAAGCCACTCCATCGGGGTCAGATCCGTGGCCTCAGCCAACGCGGGCCACCTCCGTCACACTCCAGCTGAACGACGACGCTTCTTCCGCACCCTGGCCAAACCCAACGCGACCGCATCCGCCCGAGCTTCGTAGGCGAGAGTCGCCGCCATCGCCGCATCGATCTTCCGCGACGACTTCGGATGCTCCTTACCGATGACCACGCCGATCTTCCCGGCCAACCGGCGACGCGCGTTCCCCACATGCCTGGTCAAGACCGCACCACCGTCATGGGTGACGGTGTGCGCACCGACCGCGCCGTGCAACCTGCTCAGCGCCCGCACCATCTGCGTAGGCCTGGACGTCCACCACTCCAGCGGGCGAGTCGGCGACGCTCTCACCCGCATCTTCGCCCCATACCGGGAGTGCCACGCCGTCACATACGACTGCCAGTAGGCAGGATCCGCGTAGAACCCGACCACCCGATACTTCTCCATCGCGAGCGTGACAGCGATGTCGACCGCTTCGGTGTCGACCTGCCAATCCTTGCCGGCCGGACCGATCGGCTTCTCCCAACACTCGATCAGCCACAGGTGACCGTCCGACACCCGGCACCCGACCAACGCGGTGGAGTCGTCGTTCACCGACCCATCGAACCCGAGCGTGATCATTTCGTCGTCGGCGACCACCACAGTCGGGGCGGCGCACTCCGCCCAATCCACGAGGCTCACCCACGCACCCTTGGCGTCCGTGCGCGCGTTCAGGAAGTAGCGACGGGAGTCAGCTTCTTCGTTGCGGGTGTCGTAGAACTCGTCGACCAGACCCTCGATGTCCTGCCAGTCGATGGCCTCACCGAACGCCTCAAGGATCGCCGCCCGCAGCTGATCCGCCTTGGACACGTCCTCACATTCGCCCCACCGGTGATCGATCACCAACCTGTGGCGGCGGGCCCGACCGTCCTGGATCTGCTCGGCCAGGTCGTAGGTCTTCTCGGCGATCGACTCCTCGCCCGGAGCGAACATCGTCGTCGTCTCGAGGAACCAAGTGCCGCCGGCGGTGCGCTTCCGCTTCCTCAGGTTACGGGTCACCGTCCGGTACATCTGCTTCAACTCGGGCGTGGTGTAGAGGTGGGTCTCGTCGAAGCAAACCCAGGTCTCAAGCCCGCCGTCCTTCGCCGCTGAACTCGCGGTGGCTGGCCGGATCTCCCCACCGCCCGGCAGGTACACCCTGGTCAACCCGGCATCCGCACCGACCGCAGACAGCGGGGCGTCCTCGTCGGTCAGGTTGTAGTAGATCGAGTCATACACGTTTCCGGTCTGGCCCTCTTCAGTGGCCAAAACCCGGATGAACGGGTTCCGTACGTGACGGCCCATCGGCTCGCCCGGCTCATACACGTACCGGAACCCCAGGCCCCACGGGTCCTCGTACACCTCGCCGCCCTCGGCGAACCCGTCGAACCGGCACGGCCCGACCGCCTCAAACAACGCGAACCGGGAACCAAGCCCCGACTTGTCCGCACCCTTCGGCCGGGAGAAGAACGCCGAGTCATACAGCGGCCGCCCCGCCTCATCGACCGCGTAGCAGTCAGCGATGAACCCCGCCATCTCATCGCCGTGCACCACCGGCATCCCGGCGGCGTCACCGCGACCGTGGACAACGAAGAACTCCATCCACTCGATCGCTAACCAACCCAGCGACCTCGAGCGGTCATGGTTCGGGGCCCGCACCAGTGTGCGAGGCATGACGTCAGCTCAGGCGCGCGCGGCGCGACGAGATATCCGTTACCGCCGACGGGACCATACCGTCGGCGGTGGGCGCGGCGGTGCGGACGGCCGGCTGGTCAACGATCTCCCATCGCAGCCGCAGCATCGCCAGCGGCGACAACCCGAGACGATCCGAATGCTGACGGGCCTCCTTCGCGGCGTCCATGTCCCCAGACTCACCGAGGACCTTCCACCGCACGAACTGGGCCACGTCCCGCACCCAACCGAGCCGTTCCCACATCACCGCCTGCGGCGTCGCCCACAGCTCCCGCCACATCGCCAGCTCACGATCGGCCTGGACCTCAACGATCATCGTCAACTCGGTGGCACGCTCACGAGCACGGGTCAACCGCGGTCCGACCGGCTTCCCCGTGGCCGCCAACTCCTCGAGCTCGTCGACTTTGTCCTGCGCGACCCGCCACTTCGCTCGCGTGGTGATGTCGGTATCCAGCGGCCACGCAGGCGCCGGACCCTGCCGGCCCTCGGCGGGCAGCGGCGCCATCGGCACCGTCGCGTTACGCCGCCTCCGGTTCGGATTCTGAGGCGGCCCAGAGTTCAACTGCGACATGACCAACTCCCGTTCCGGGATCACCGCAGAACCCGTTCCGGGTCACACGGCACAACACCGACCCAACCAGGCCGGAAGTCAGAAAAACATCGACAAGTCCACCAACCCGCCAGGCCGGAACACCCTGCCCGTCACCGTCATGAACCGATCCACGCTGTACACCTCAAACCCCGGCGTCCGACGCCCCTTCCGCGGCGACGCCAACCCCCACACATGCAGCCCATCCCCCGACGGAGACACCTCCACATAGGTGCCCGGCACCTGCTCCAAGATGGCCAACGCCCGCACATCCGGAGTCCCGTCATCCCACAAACAGTGGTCGATGTCGAGACACGCGAACCCGGCACCGAGCATGAACCCCAACCCGTCCCCCACCCTCGAACGAGCCGCCACCGCATACGAAGTCCACGTCAACGGATCGGTACTCGACGCCTGCGCACCATCCGCAGTGAGCGGACGCTTCCGCGAATGCCTCGCCCACCGACACGCCGCCCGCAACTCCGCCGGCAACACCTGCCGCTTCCTGTGCGCCGCCACCCGGCACCGACCCGAACAGAACTTCGGCAACCGCCCCCGGCCAGCAACCGGCAACCGGCAACCACACCATCCACACTCCATACCCAGAGTGTAACGACTAACCCGTCTGGCCAGGGTAAATGTTCAGCAACGTGACGGACGGGCGCTCAAACCGCCTACACCACCACAGGGCCCCAAACACACCACCAACACCCCACCAAGCCGCCCCAAAGCCCCACAGCCAGCCGCAACCCGCCCCAACTCCAACCCGTACACACCGCGAGTCCCA